AACAAATAAAACAAATAAAAATGAAAGAATTACTTTTTTTAATTGCAGAAAAAATTGCAACTGATAATAATCCAAATACAATAGTTGTTTGTGGTTCAATTTTAAAAGATGAATTTGTAAATATGGGATATTCATTAGTAAACGCTAACACAATGGCTGTTGATACTTTGAAAATAGTAATGAAAACAATGATTAACTTTAAACGCTAATACGATGGGAACTCATTTTTATAAATTCAACAGGTCAATTATGGGAACTCTAATTTATTGGGGTAAATTAGAAATGAAATATTATGACCTTAATAACGATGGGTTTAATGTGTGTTTTAAAGATACCGAAATCGAAACCGCAAAAGATATATTTAATGTAGGCAAACACAGAACTGTAAAAACTGGTGGTGTTTGGCTAAAAAACCATTTAAAAAATAAAAAGTAAAATGGATGAATTTATACAATATTTAATTAACAATAAACAATAATAAAAAATGGAAGAATTAAAAACAAAAATCAGAATTAGAATTGAAACAAACGATGAATGTATAGGAAATTTCAATTTATCAAAAGAACACGAGGAAAGTATTTTAAGCGAAAACGAGTTTTTAAATTTAATACTTGAAACGCTATGCAAAGACAATCAATAATAGTTTTCATTCAAGGCGAACGAATTGAAACCTATGGAAACTTAAAAAAGTGTTGTGAAATGGAAAACTTAAAATACCACACTTTAGCACGTTTAAAATTTCCAATTCGGCTAAACGATGTCGTTATACACAAAACGCTATTTAAATAGCGGTTAACTACGTAATAAACGCATAAAAAATAATATTTTCCTTTGTGAGCTATGAAATTATATGACAAAATACAAACATTTACAACTGATGATTTTCAGAAAAATCAGTTAAATCAGCTTAGAAAAAATAAGGTGAATGTAAGTAAGTTTATAAGAGATGCTGTAAATGAAAAGTTGGCAAAGGAAACTATTAAAAAAGATTGCAGAAAGAAATATACAATGCAAGATTTGAAAGATAGTCTTAACGCAAGTATTTTCTAAAATAAAAGTAAGCTGGAATTAAAAGCAATAGCAACAACCAAAAGTTAAAAGATTGCTTTTCCGTTACTTTTACTTCAACTGTTTTAAAAGTTTTATCTTTACTACCTTGTGAAACGTATTTATTTTTGATTTGCGACACTTTATTAGTTTTGTCAACAATTATATTGTTTTTTATTTTTGAGTGCTTTATTTTAACGTTTTTGAACGTTTGACCATTTACAGTAAAAGGTAAAGTGTTATCGATTGGAATGTACTCAATCTCATTACTTGTTGAACTGTCAACTATTTTAGTATTTATATCAACTTTTGTAACAGTTTTGGAAGTATCTACTTTGGTAGTTTCTGAAAGTGTTTCTATTTTAGTTTCTGACTTGTTTACTTTTCGGGTGGAGCAAGAGCATAAGCAAACTACTATAATTATTGCTATAATAAAAATAATAATGCTGTTATCGTTTCTGTTTGGTGTTGTTGTCATTTGAATATATTATTTTTAAAAAAATCAATTATAGAATCATCCTGTTTAATCTCGTTTTCAACCAACTGAAATTCAACGGAATTTTTAATATGCTCCCTAATTTTTATTTTAGCTTGTAACTCGCTTTCAGCTTCAACTTTGTACTTAAAAGTTTGTCCCTTTAATGTGCAAATAAAATTATATACTTTCATAATTTGCAAATTTATAAAAAATTGTTTTTATTCTATTCTTTAATATTTAGCTTGTTTTATCAAAAGTATAAATAAACTACTTATAAATAACGCTTTATGTTTTTATTTAGAATTGATATAAATAATGCGATGTCCGATATTATAAGCAAAAAGGTGTAATTTGTTTGAAATAACCAACATTAACGCATTTTTAAGTAGTTTAATGTGTTGGTTTTAAATTTCTTAACATTTGTTTCCCTTATCAATAAGGGAAAGGATTTTATAAATTTTTATATTCAAATTTAGCATCAAATGAAGGACAAGCTTTTACAACACCTTTAAAATCTTTATGACCTTGAACAATAGCATTTGGAAATTGTTGTTTAGCTTGTTTTATTAGCTGTACAAGACTTTCTTTTTGTTTGATAGTTCTTGTGTCTTTTGCTTTTCCTAAAGCATCTATCCCGCCAATATAACTAAAATGAATGCTATTAGAGTTAAATCCTTTAACTCCGTTTGTAGGGTTTTCGTATTTCTGTAATTCATAAATAACACCATTTGCATCTATCAATCTATGATACCCTACTGTTTTCCATTTAAGCGTATTTTTCCAGTGGTTTAATATTGATTGTTTCGTTGCGTTTGGCTGAGTAGCTGTGCAGTGAATAACTATGTAATCTATTTTTCTCATTTACTCAAGTTTTTATGTTCAATCAATTCTTTTTCTAATTTTTTAATATGTACTTCTAAATCTTTACATCTTTTTTCAACTTTTGAAATTTGCTCTTTTAGTTGTTGATTTTCTTTTTCAATTTCAAAATATTTTTTCATCCAAGAGTCTGACTTCTCTACTTCTAAAGCATAATTTATAGAAATTTGGTCAAACTTGTTTTGAAGATTATCAATGGAGTTTCTTAATCCGTTTACTTTTTCTCGATAATACTGCCTTTCAGATTTTGCTTCATTTTTAATAGTTTCTAATTCTTTTCTATATTCTTCTCTTTCGGTTTTAAAATCAGCTTCTTTTAATAAAAGAAATTCACGAGTATTTTTTGCTAAATCAATTTGGTCTTTTTGCACTTCAATTTCTCCTTTTTTTAAAAGTTGATTTTGTTGTTTTTTATTTACAATATAGTTGATAATAGTAGTTACTGTTCCTGTACCAACTATTGCTTGCCAATTTTCTAAAAACCAATTCATTATTTTTTCTTATTATTTAAAAAGTAATCAATATTTATTTTAATCTTATAGTTTTTGTAAACTGCATAACCATTGTCAAATAAAAACAAAGTTAAACAGAAATAGAATAAATAGGTATTTATAAAATTTATGTTTGGAATAAACATTACTAAAAATGCTCCAGCAGTAAATCCAATCCACGATAAATTACCGTCTGAATTGCTTACTTTGTCACCAAAAAATATATTACGCAATCCCTCGTAACCGTGACCTAATCCGAAGCCAATAGCACTTAGTACAAATCCTAAAACTATTTTTTGCCAAGTCCATAAGTCCAAGTCAAGTAACCCTAACCCTGTGTATGCAAGTGTAAAAAACCCCACTACGTGCATTACGTTTCTAAATTGATGATAGATTGTTTTCATTATAAATTATTTAATTGTTGTTTAACTTCATTTAACTGCTCTTCCAAAGATTGCACTGTTTTTATTAAATCCTCTTTTGTTGTCTCAATTTCAATACTACTTTCTAATAACTCATCTTGTGTTGCGCCCTCGTAAAATGTTTTAGTTTTTAAATTAAAATAAGGTTTTACAAAATTATCAATCAATATTTCATCAACTGCAATTTCATTATTTAAAACTTCATATTTATCATCTGCCGTAGCAAATAACACTTTTCCTGTTATTTTATCAATTATCGTTTTCATATAATTTAATTTAAAATTTCTACTCCTTCTACAACTATACTTGAACCACTGTTTGTCGGAGTTATTCCTATAAATAACCAAACAGAATTGGATGTGTTATTACAAGCTACTGAAACTTGAGTAATTGAGTTTACATAATTACTCCCTGATGTTTGATTTGATATTCCGCCAATTAGTAAATTGTTTTTCAAAACGTATTGGGCTTTAAAAGGGAGGAAAGGAGAAAAATTACCAGAAGTTGCAATCGATGTTATAAGAGTTGCCGTCCCGAAATTGTTGGAAGTATTTATATAAATTCCCATTGTGTATGAATTACTTGCGCCTGTTCTCGAAGCATACATAAACAAATTTAAAAATCCACTTGCAGACAAAGTTCCTGCTGTTACTTCATAAGTTTTTGCTAATGTTAAAGAGGTTGTTCCTGTTACAGTTGCTGAT